GCCGCAAATGGCGCGAGAGTCAATAACTACACGGCCTTCCTCAAGGGAGCCGTACCAGCCCATCTTGTCGATGCGCTTCAGGTTCCATTGGTCGTCAACCTCAGCAGTAAACGTGCTGCCAGCTTCGGCGTCACGCGCTACTGGGCGAACAAACGCGCCACGACGATTGTCGATACCAACCAAGACTTGGTCGGCTACTCCAGACCAGTTACCACTAACTGGACCGGGGACGTTCTGGGCGGAGGTAAAGGAGTTAAACAGAGTGTTATACTTCTTGCCGTCACCGAATTCGTTCATCTGAACGAAGTTAATACCGTAGAAGCTACTCGCTCCAGCGTTGCTCCAAATCTGCTCGCGAACACCATTCGGAAGCTGGTTCTGGAAGTTAGGGCCAGACGCGTTAGAGGTTGGGAAGATGGGGTTGTAAGCCATCGCCCTAATCTGCGTCATGATTTCAGGAGACATATAGATGTCTGTCGGGCCGTCTGAGTAACCAGCTACCGCCGTGCCACCATCGAAGGCGGAATTGATGCGCTGTAGGAGGTTCAACAGAAGGTTTAGGTCTGCTACGGTAAACACATTCACCGTTGCGGAGGGAAGAATGTGCTTATTGTAGGTATTGGTGTAGGAACCAAAGACCTGAGACGCTAGAATAGGAGAGTTAGCCTCAGCCAAAGCCTTGAGAATAACAGCCCACGCGTTGCGTTCCTGTTTGATAAGCATTTCTTGACTCATGCGCTCAACACCCTTGGCAATTACATCCAAACGGCATTTACGAGCATAGCGTTTATGAAGTGAAACTGCGCTATCGAGGCGATAGGTTGCGAGCTTCATTTCGCTCAAGCCATAAATTTCGCTCGTGGGCAATCCACCAGCTACGTTTTGGCTCCATACCTGAATAAATCCGGCACCTTCGTTGTAATACAAATCCAAAGGGAATGAAGGATTATCAGTATCCTGATTGTATGGCGCGTCCGTGAAAATCTGACCAGCAGTTCCAGCCTTCAAAAGCAGAACCTGAATGACCGGACCCATGAATTTCGCAAATGCCTCCTGAGCTTCGCGAGCGACAGCCATATTCTTACTGCCCATAGCTTGAATCAACTGATTCTGCTCTGGCGTGTCTTTTAGTTTAAGTCTCATATTAGATGTTCTCCAAAAAATGTTAATTGTTGTTTATAATGTTATAGACCAGCGGTGCAATCCAGCCTTACCATAACGGCATTGGTGGTATCTTTACCGCCCAAACAGAAACCAACGCACGGAGAAGTGATGCCTGTGATTGCTCCGCTACCCAAAGCGCCCCAAGCCTGACCAGTCGTCAACTCACCGCTAACGCCAGCATACAACTTAGTATGAGGAACAGGCGTCTGAGCACCCAAGACAGTTCCTGAATACAGGAACGTACCCTTCGTGCAAACTGGAACAGCTTGTCCACTGAGCATAACGTCCATTTCCATCGCCTTGCGAGGATTGAACTTTAGAAGCTCTCCATTTTCGTCCGTTTCGCGCACATCAAATAGCAAAATGCCAAGAGGTGCCTCTCCCGCTGTAGTCGCAGTAATCTTGGCGTAAGCGCCGTAACGCTGCGAAACAGTGTTGTTGTAACTTGCTCCTACTGCGCCCAACATTTCAATGGGTTCATCGGTAGCAACGAAACCTTGCTGAATCTTGACAAGCGTTCCGCGATAAGCGGGAAGCACGCCAGAAAACGACGCGAAATTAAGCACGTCCTTCTCATCATAGTCTCGGTATGGTCTTAGGTTAATCATATTTATTTCTCCTAGTTAAATCTTATTTTTTCTATTATTAGTCGGACAATTTTATATCCGAAATCCATCCATCTACGCCGAAAGCTTTAGCAAACTTATCCAGCATTGTGGGTTCAACAGCACTCGCGGCGGCGACAATATTGTCTTTGCTCTTGTCTGCATTTTCGAGAGCGGCGATAACACTAGCTGTACCGTCGCCTGTAGAAGCCTTTGCTTCCAGCGCGGCTTTGGCGGTTTTAGCGTCCTTCGCGTCCTTCGCGTCTTGGGCGGCTTTATCGTCCTTGCAAGAGCAGCTTCCCTTACCGCACTTTGCACAGGCAGCGCCCTTTTTCTTAGCGGCCAACAGAACGTCGAGTTCTTTCTTGTAAGCCGCGAAAACGATATCATCTAAACCAGCAATACGGGCCGCGATAACTTCGCGCTCAGCATCAATAAGCGTAAACTCGCCGTCCAAGCTCGCCATACGAGAGTTGAAAGTATCCTGCTTAACGCGGGCCTCTTTCTCGGCTTGTAGGGTAGCAAGAGTTTCGTTGACTTTCTTCATGTCTTCTTGCAGTTTGGTTTGCGCGACAGCCAAATTTTCGGCGGTTTGTTTAGACGCCTTAATTTCGGTTTCCAGCTTCGACTTTTCAGTCTGATATTGCTCGTCAGCAGTCTTTAGCTGCGCTTTGACAAACTCTGTAATCTCAGAAGCACTAGCCTGCTTCAAAAGGTCGTCAGTGATGTCTTCGAGTTTAGTAATCTTTGCACTCATAGCTATTTGCTTCCTTTCTTCAATTACAACGATTTCCTTATTTTGTGAAATATTTTTTGTAGATTTATTGTTTTCTAGGGTTGCTTGTGCTATCTCTAATTCTTTAGCTGGGGTTTCAGCTTTGGCGTCTAAGGTTTTTTTCATGTCCTTTTCTGTTTGAGTCAGAATAGATTCTTCGTCAACAGTCTCTTCCGTTGCGACGCCCGTAACGTCTGCGGCTGGCGAACCAGTCAGTCCAACACCAAGAGGTAATGCGTCTCCCTTGATGAGACGATAAAGCTTGGTGTCCCCCTTGAACCCCTTACCTCCAAAAGCCTTCATATAACCCTTTAGGACTTTGACTTCATCTTCAGAAGTAATAATCTTGGCTTCCGTAAGATTTTTGGAATCACCCTCAACGGCGGCAATAGCAAAATCCAAAAAACCTACCTCCCAAGAAGCAGATATCTTTTGATAATGTTCGCTAGTAGGGTCACTACATTCCTCAATAAGCTTAGCCAGCTTCTGGTTGACTATTCTCCACACAATACCGCCCAAGGTTACATTAAAGGGAGCAGTAGACGCCAGTGCCTCCTCCTCGGTTAGCGGTTTGTCACTACCAAACTCCGTAAATGCGTAGTTAGTAACAAAACCAATAACTTTATCGCGTTTATGTTCAATGTTTACGGGTTTATGTAAGAAAAGTTTGGCGATAGCTACAGAAGTAGACGAGTCGCTAACATCGTCATTCTTGTTAAAACGATTAGCTACAAAGATGTTAAAGGCGATGCCCAGCAAATCAACGTTCTTTGCGACGTCGACGTCAGGAATATATTTGCTTAAGTCCGCCAAAGACGCCTTAGCTAGATACTTGTCTTTCTCTTCAGAAATCACAGACCTAAGCACGGATACGCCACGACATGTATAAGGAAATTCCATAATTATACGTTATTCATTACACTACTTATTTCTGTTTCGTCAGACAAAAATAGGTCTTCTAAATCTTCTAATATGAAATGTAGGCCATACTGTTCGACGAGTTCCTTTGGATTACCTATTTTAGCTAATCCAGCGTGTAGTTTATTACCCTCTCTTGAGTCTTTCACTCCCTCGACAAAAGCCTCCAAGGCATGAGAGGCTTCCTGCTCTTGCTTATCGGCCTCGATTTTGAAAAGCTCTTTTAGCTTTAAGGACCATTTAACAGCTTCTTCTTGACTGGCTATCAAACCAGCGAGTTTTTCGACCGTTGATTTCGGGGCGAATTTTTCCCATAAATACTGATAGGTCAGCAGATTAGGGCTGTAGTTCTGTAGTAAGTTGTTCATTTTTTCCCACACGTTTACTAATCAATAGCAAGCTGGCTAGATAATCGTCCACTTGGAACTCAGCCGCGAGAGCCTGAACCTCCTTAATACGTTCGGTATTCTTGTCAACTGGCTCTTTGATGTAATCGCTAACCTTGGTCAACCATTTATCTGGTTCTTCGTTGGCAATAATTACTTTGGCTATATCTGTTGCTACTGAAACTTGATGTTCGTTCAAAGTCTTCTTTTTGAACTTCGTCTTAAGCTGGGCGGCGACCTCGTTGCCTAGAGCTTTAGCGGCCATCATGTGGCCAGTTAGACTCTTCAAACTGAATGAAGCTTTAGTTCCAATAGGACCTATTCTCTTAGTTGTCTGTGGAGAAGGGGTTCCGTCAGGACGACCAGCGGTGCCGTCTCCCGCACCATCTTTTGCTCCGCCAATAAGCGGCTTATATAAACCTTTGTCGCGCTCTTTCTTGTAGGTCGTTTGGTTTTCTTGACTTTGCTCTGGGTCTGGTAAACGGCCATTGTCTAACGCTACGAAAGCTTCGTCGGGGGTAAGTAAACCTAGTTCGGCCAACCTAACATAAATCTTATCTCGTATGTCGTTGTTCTTTAATTGAATCTCGTCATAATAAGGTGTTGGAGAACTCTTAAAACCAAGAGATTTAGAGATGCGACGAATTTCAGGAATCAGGAACTGTTCTAGGAAGATTCGACGACCATGTTCTAGTCGAGCCATAAAGACTTCTACCTTAACCGATTGGTTGGCGAATTTCTCACCGCCGATAAGAATGTTGTTCAAGCCTAGATTGATATCCTGCTCTAATTGCTGATACTTTTCTTGAGTAAGGATATCTCCAATTTTCGGAACAACAAACTCAGCTTTAGTGGTATAGTCGGCGACCAGTACGCGCCCTACAGACTCATTCAAAAACAATTGCTGTAGCGCGACGATGTTAGCGTTATTAACGCCCCCTTTGTCCGGCTCGGCCCCTGTAGTGATAAGAAGGATGACCTGTTGCTGGGTGCGGGCAATAGCCATATCCAAGCGCTTTAGTTCTATCTTAGCGTTTAAGTCTTCTAGTACAGGCCATACCAGTGGCGCGGCAAACGGTTCATAATCTTGCTTCTTGTAAAATATGGCTAGAACTTTCTCGGCGTCTAGTTGGAGGTTAACGGTTCCTACTTTCGTGTTCTTAATTATCTTCTGCGTTTCCGCAGGTAATGACTTAAGCACTTCAACATCTTCGTCGCTCTGAGGTTTACGCAAGCGTTGCAATTCAAAGTCGGTAATTCTCTTGTAGTAAATGCCGCTATAGAAAGATACCCCGCCCGCGAACATAATGTCGGCGGGATTAAGCAGAACGTATCGAACAGGGAGCTTCATTTTAGGAACCTCAAGGTTTTCTATCGCGGTAACCGTGGTGAGGCCGAAGTTACTAATCAAGCGTCTTACATCTCCCGGCTGAACTGTAGACTCAAAGCGGTAGAAGAAAACGTTTCCTCCCCTATAGTATTCCCGATAATGTCTATCCTGTAAATCTCGGCCACCAATCTTCCTCCACCAAGCTTCGAAGAACTCCCTTGATAATTTAGAGCCATCTCTGAAGTAGATGTCTCCTACAGAGAATTCTGTCATTAGGTCAATGATGTTTCTAACTATAGCAACGTTGAAATAAGCCTTCTGGCACAGTATGATACAGTCCCGAGCATCTATAAAATTTCCGTAGTAACCAAATGAGAACTTAAACGGTAATGGAGACTGGTCGATATTGATATACTTATCTGTGCGCTCAATAACGGAACCCCGATTCCTTCGAGAACGAGTCGTACTGGTGTTGTCTGAAGCCTCTGCGTAATTAGCCATTAGTGGCTGACCATTTGCGGGAATTGCTA